TAATAATCATCACAATAGAAAAGATTACTCTAAGGCTAAACTAACTGAGTCACAATGGACAAGATCAACTGTTTACAGAGCTCTTGCTCAGCATATCCTACCCAAATTATCTACATTTAGACCTGAATCAGATCCTTTTCGAGAACAAATTATATTCTACAAGGAAAGATTTGATGAAGAACTAGATATGCAATTTGGTCTGGGTATACAGTATGACGAAGATGGTGATGGTGTTGTTCAGGATGCAGAAGTTCACGAATACAAACAGGATAGGCTATACAGATGAGTTTTACAAACACTAGAGAAGATATTGTATCAGAGATATTTTCAAAACTACGGGCTATGAACTCACCTAGATTAGGTAAGATTGTTCGCGACCCTATCGTTGCAGAAGAACTACCTAAAACAGCCTTTCCTGCAGTTTATATTGAAACTACAGATGAAGACATTGAAGACATAACAATTAATACTAAACAACTAAGACATGGTATGATGGATGTTGATATTGTTGCAATCATTGGTGGAAACAATAGAGACAAGCAAAGAAATATTATAGTTGAAGGAATTGAGAATGCATTGTTAGCAGACAGAACAGTCAATAATAAGGCGACTCATATTGCTCTCACACGAGTTGAGAGCGTTGAAGTGGGGCAATCCGCTCCATATGCAAGTGTAAGAATGGTGTTTACTGTAAAACGCCATTATACAATAACATAAGAGAGGTATAATTATGGCAATTTATCACGGATCAGCAGGTAGTCTGAAATTTAACAGCACCACTGTTGCACAAGTTCAAGAGTGGAGTGTTACACATAACGCAGAAGTGGTTGAAACTACATCATTAGCAGATCAAGCAAGAACATTTTCAAAAGGTCTAGAATCTTTTGAAGGTTCAGCAGAACTATTAGTGGTGTCAGATGGCACAACAGGTTTCACAAATTTTAATGAACAATTAAAAACTGGAACTGCTTTAGAAGCAATTTTCTTCGTTGATGACACTGGTGGAGCTGATGTTAGCTTAACCGGCAATGTGATTGTTTCAAGTGTTGAAACTACAACAACATTTGACGACATCGCTAGAATGTCTGTTACATTTACAGGCACTGGTCGTTTAACAGTTGATGTAAACGATAGTAACTAATTATGAGCATGGCACGCAAGGCAATAACTGGTCTCACAAGAGAAATCAATAATGACTTGCGTGTCTTTGCCCAGGACTTTTTACACAATTTAAAAACTACGACACCCATTAGAACAGGCTTTGCTAGAAGCAAATGGGTATCAACTTATTCTGGCAAAGGTATAGGCTCAGGAGGAAAAATCCCTATTGCTAAAAATGATGCTAGTTATATAGGCGTCCTGGACGGCAAATCACCTCGAGGCTTCTGGAGCAATCAAGCACCACAAGGAGTGGTTGAACCTGCACTAAAGAAAACAAAACTTAAAACAAGGAAAAGATAATGACAACAAAAACAACGACTAGTGTTTTAGATAACGCAAAAGAACATTTTAAAGAATCATTAGCAAATGGTTTAGAAAAGATCAAAGTTCCAGAATGGAACACAACTGTTTATTTCAAACCCAGTGTAAATTTTGCTACTCAACAAAGAGTAATTAAACTACACCAGGAGGGTAAACTTGCAGAAGCACTTGTTGAAACTCTTATTGCAAGAGCATTAGACAAGGATGGTAAGCGAATGTTTGGTATAAATGATGCAACAGAACTTATGCATCAAGTAGATCCAGATGTTATTGTAAGAGTATGCACATACATCAATACATTTGACAAGTCTGGAGAAAAAAGCCTGGGAAACTAGGAACTGACCACGATTTACTATTTTTATATAAAGTAGCTGAAACCGTAGGTCAGACAGTTGAATGGGTAATGAATAATATGTCGGTCTTGGAACTTCAGGGCTGGGCTAAATACTACAAATACCAAGCCCAACAGGCAAAAAGGAAAAGGTAATGGCTGATTATACTATCAATATTAACGCAAAAGACAATACTAAGGCGCAGTTTAGTAATATTAATACAGGACTAGCTGGCATGACTGCAGGTGCAGGCAAGTTTAAAGCGGCTTTAGGTGCGGCAGGTGCGGCACTGGCGGCTTTCGGTATTGGTGCAAAGATCAAAGGTGCTATTGATGACTTCGATAACCTAGCTAAATCTGCTAGAATGGCAGGTGCGACAGCTAGTAACGAAGCCTTCAAAGGTTTTCAAGTTCTACAAACAGCTATGAGCGAAGCTGGTATTGATGCGGCTACATTTGAAAGAGCCATGCTTCAGACTACTTCAAGATTAAAAGCAGGAACTGAAGGACAAAAAAGTTTTGCGGCAGTAACTGATAAACTGGGTGACAGTATATTGGATATGAATGGTAATCTAAAGTCAGGTCCAGAACTATTAAAAGAAATGATGAATGCCCTTAATGCGGGTAAAATTACAACAGAAGAATTTGCTAAAGTAGTTGGTGGTAGAGCTGGACCACTTATTCAACAACAATTTGCAAGTTTAAATACATCAGCAGAAGCATTAGAAGCAACACTGGCAGATGTAGAAGGATCAGCTAATATCGTTCCATTAGGTGCGGCTGAAAATGCAGAAGTATTCAATGATACCTTAGGCAGATTAGGTATGGCTCTAGAAAAATTATTAACTGATGCCATAACACCTCTCTTACCACACCTAACAAAATTTGCACAAGAGCTATTGGCAAATATGCCTGCAATCGTTGATAAAGTATCAGCGGCATTTGGTGCACTTGAACCTGTATTTGGTCTAATAGGCACAGTTCTCACACAGGTTGTATTTCCTGTATTACAAAAAGTATTCGAAGTATTAGGGTTTATAGCAGAAGCTATTAGTCCACTAGTAGATAGTGCAATACCTGCACTAAAAGCTGGATTTGAAGGGTTACAGGGCATCGTTGATGCCATAGTAGGTGCATTTACAAAGGTTGTGGATACACTGGGTGCTATAGGTGATAAAGCAAAAGAACTAAAAGACGGAACTGTTGGTGTATTCACTGACATGAAGGACGGTGTCGTAAATAAAGCTGGCGAATTGAAAGATGGTGTTGTTGATGGTTTTAACAGCATGTATGATAAAGTTTTTGGTGGTTCAATTGTTCCTGATATGGTTGATGGTGTCCTAAGTGAATTCGATAGAATGAACCAGGGTGTTAAGACAACAACTATTGAAATGACAGCCACAGTAACAACTGAAATGGGCAAAATGGGCGATTCAATACAGAACGATTTTGCAAACACACTGGAATCTGCACTATCAGATGGTAAATTAAGCCTATCAGACTTTGAAGGCTTCTTTAAGAAAACTATTACAAATTTAATTACAGAAAGTATTCGTGGCGGTAACGGTATTGGCGGTGCATTCAGCGGTCTATTCGGCGGCGGTGGCGGTAGCGGTGGCGGTATCGGTAGTATGATTGGTAGTATTGCTAGTAGTTTCTTTGGTGGCTTCTTCGCAGACGGTGGTAACTTGGGTGCTAGAAAATTTGGTATTGTAGGAGAAAACGGACCTGAAATAATTACTGGTCCAGCACAAATAACACCCATGTCAGATATGGCAACAGGAGGTTCTGTAAGCATAAACATAAATGCTATTGATACACAAACAGGAACACAATTCCTTCTGGATAACAAAGGACAGATACAGGACATTATTCAGAAAGCATTCAATAGACATGGGAAGGTAGGTATCGTATAATGAAAGACATTTTTAAATATCCAAATGAGTCAAGCACACAATTTATTGATCCAAATTTTATTGGCGATGACACTGAAGGGTTTCAGAAAAGAATAAAAGATCTAATAGACGGAACATATAAAACACATTTAAATTCAACTGCTAAAGGTAGTGTAGCAAACACTATGAACTTTATTGGTAGGTTTCACAATGCAACAGAACTTAAAGAAGATTCAGGTAACCACACAATATATAAGTTCTGGGAGCAACCTCTTATTGAATTTTTAATGCAGTCAAAATCTGGAATAAAGGATATTACAGTTGATCTAGAAACAATAACATCTACATCTGGATCAGATTCTGGTAATGATTCAATTATTCCTAAATTAAGAGTAGAATTTAAAAAACCACACGGTCTTACTACAGGTGATGAACTAAAAATTTTAACTGGTAATACTACATCAGAATGGACGAATTTCGACGGCGGAACAGGTGATAAAATATTTGCACAAGTTATAAACAGCACAGAAATACATTTGTCAAATGTAGCCGCACCTAGCACAACAAATGGTTTAACTAGAATGACTGAGTTTACACTTGGTAGACTAGATGATACTTTTGCTCCCACAGGAATGGATAATACAAAATATGATATTAGAACCTTTGGCACAGGTGATAGAATAATAAGAAGAGATACCAGTGCAGGTGCTGGAACAGTATTAAGAACTGAATTAACTGCGGGTGGTGTAGGACTAG